TCATAGTCTTGAGTTTATCTTTATCTAAATCTGTAGAGAGATTATCAACATACTTATTCAAAATTGTTGTTGTGTCTTCCGCTTGGTCAACATCGTTTTCTTCAATCTCCTCAAGTTCCGTGAAGTCTTCGGCAATCGTAATGTCGATAGGATTTACCTTATATAAGTTATTAATCATCATATCAAATAAATATGGATTAGTTTTATTGATAACCACAACCTTTACATAAGTAGACGTTAAGTGTGACAAATCCATATTGGTGATGGTTTTAATGTCATCTACTTTATCATCATACACCAACTTCATAAACATTCGGTTTGGATTCTCAACAAACTCTAATTCATGTGTCTTCAGGTCAAAGAAGTGAAAACCTCTCGGATCATTGTGGTCTTGCCATGTGAGTTCATAGGGGTTGCCAAGATAGTGTATATTACCACGAGAAGATTTATGGTGATAATGACCAGAGAAAACTTGGTCAAATTTATTGAACATCTTAGGTTCAAGACCTTCATGTGAAGGCGCTCCACGGTACATCTGAAAACCCTCAATCTCAAAATGACCCATGCAAACAGTTGCAGTTGTATTTTTAATTTCTTCCATCGAACGGTCGTAATTATCAACACAAATCCAAGGCATCATACAAACATCAGCTTTGACATTTCCATAATCAAGATGGAGGGTTTGCGGCGATTCAATAACCGAAATGTTAGTGTAGTCTTCGAGCAAAAGTTCTGGAGAATTGACTTCGTTGGTGTTTTTGTAATAAGTGTCATGGTTACCAACCAACATATACACTAAAATATCACGCTCGAATAGACCATCAAAGAACATCTTTTTGGCCCGTTGAAGTGAGTAGAAGTTCACATATTTCCTCCGATCAAACGTATCACCAAGGATCAAAAGCGTTTTGATACCAGATTCATCTAGTTTTGGAAAGAATGTTTCAGAATAAAATTTCTCATAGAAATCCAAAAAGTGTAGTGAATCATTCCTTGCACCAAAGTGTTGATCGGTTATGATTGCAATTTTCATTAACAGTTCTTTATGATATATGCTTCCTCAATTCGAATACGAAGTTCTGAGGTGCCAAACGTGTGGTTACGGGTATTGTAATAAACATCCATGTGCAACGTATGTCCAGTGAAAGGTTTATCACGATATTCTTCTCCGATGATCCTAACATCAATCTTATAAGAAGTCAATAGGTCCATCAAATCTTTTTCGGTAGAATATGGAATAATTTGATCCACATAGCGGCATCCATCAACCTGCATGAATCTTTCCAGAACAGACTGAATAGGCTTATTTTTCTCCGGTCGATCAAGAGTAGGATCAGTCTGTAGTCCAACAATCAAATAATCACAATGTTCCTTTGCTTCTTTTAACATCATCACATGACCTGCATGAAACAGATCAAAACAGGAACAAGTGAAACCTACCGTTGTGTTGGGCCTAAATTGTTTATATACTGATAACATAGTTTACTCCAAAAACTTTTCGACACCCTTGTCTTTTTTTACAATCTTCTTCTTCTTTTTGGTTTCTTCAAAATTCTCAATGAATTCGGAAATGTTTTCATAGAGTTCAAAAGGCTTTACTGGTACATCATCATACCCCATCATTTCCGATTCATTAAATATACCAAACATCTCCGTTGCTTTGTACTTCACGTACAGTTGTTTCTTTTCCTTTTGTATTCTACGAAGGAATGCATAGTAGATGATTTGAGTAAAATATGCAAAAGGATTACTTGATTTGGTAACATCAAAGTTTTCAAAGTACATTAAACAGTTTTCAATACCATCGGCAACCATTTCATCTCGGTATGTGTAGTTGATGAAGTTGTATTTGTGTGATAGTCCTTCGGCAATTTTTATGAAACACTCACCAATGTAGTTGGGTATCTGTGGTTTTGGTTTACCTTCTTGCTTTGCAAGTGCTACCGCATCTTGAAAGTCTGTGAGTGCTTTGCAGAAATCTGCATTGTTAATGTAATTGCGTCTTGGTTTGACAGGGGGTTGAACTCTGTCTTCCATTTCTTGTGTAATGGTAATAGTTTCTTTTAATTCATCATTCATCATGTATACCTAAATTAGTGCTTGACTTTTACTTGCCAAAGGCGCATACTCCGTATGTACCCTCTGCATGTATTAATCAATGTATTTGGTTGGATCCAACTGGATCAAATAATTCCAAGAGTTCTATCATTTCATTAGTAGACATAATCTCAGAGGATTCACTTGCATCTTTGTCAGAAGATGTTTCTTTAAGTTTGTTTAGTTGCTCGACAGCAGTATTGTAACAATTCAATAAATCAATATTGGGTTGCATTGTGGCTAATACCACATCTTCTCTAATCACCGTTTCATTGAATTCAATAATTGTAGTTGGAAGCCAGTGATCCATTAATACATGTTGATTGCCGGTCCTGTTGTCAAATTTAACCATTACTTCCATAGGTTGCACCACGTAGTAATCTTCGCCTGGTTCATGGTGAGTAAACGCAATGATATCCTCACCTGTGTTAAGTCTTAACATTTGTACTGCTTCCATTTTTTAATCCTATCTTATAAAGTTTATAAGAAAACTTCTCATCATTATATATCTTGGTTCGTTCTACAAAATGTTTCAGTGTAAAATTCATGTGGTTTTTCCATCTAAGATCATCGGCTATATCGTAAAGAGTCGCTTCAGTTTTGTTATCACCGAGTCGGAGACCTCGTCCAATAGATTGGAGATTTCGAACTCTTGATTTGGATGGCGATGCGAAAATAATATTATGGAGATTTCTAATGTTAATTCCAGTAGAAAAAGTACCATAAGAAGCCACAATAATAGCATCACTTTCTTGTTCTGTTATCCTTCGAACATCTTCACGAACATCTGTGTCGGTTTTTCCATAGACAAAAAACACTTTTCGCTCTCCAATGTTACTTGTGTTCGCTATCATATTATACAGTATTTTGCCATGTTTGTCAACATATTGATACAGAATTAACGAATTACCTTTCATTGATACCGCTAAATTTTTGATGAACCTATTACGTTCATCATTAAGTATCAGGTATTCCATTTCTTCTTGGTAAGTTTTACCTTTCATCAATTTGCAAATTTCATCGTCATGCTTTAGCACGAGACACTTGATAGAAAAGTCTGCAACTTGACCTGCATCCATAAGTTCTTTTGTGGTAGTCACTTTCATAACCTGACCAAAAAGACCTTCAAGTACCAACTTATGAGTCTTGGTTCCGTCAAGTGTACCTGTCAATCCAATTCTATACTTTGCATTGATGCATTGAGACATGATCTTTGCAAGAGATTGCGCCTTGAATAAGTGTGCTTCATCTCCAATTACAAAATCAAATTGTTCAAAGTATTCTGGTGGCTGTGTATAGATTGATTGCCATGTTGAAATTATTACTGCTTTATCAGAAACTTTTTCTTTTCCTTGGTATACCCTATGTATGTTTTCTGATATTGCAAAATTATTTTCACTCGAATAATCTTCAAAATCTGTATACAATTGTTCAACTAAAGATGTGGTTGGAACAACAATCAATCCTTTAAGTTTCTGGTAATCCAATAGTTGACGTATAATCAAATAAATGATTAAAGATTTGCCTGATGATGTTGGTGAAAGAAGCACTGCACGATGATTTCGTATTGCATGAATGTATGCATCTTTTTGATATTCTCTCACTTCTATGCTTTTACCCTGTGACTGCGGATTAATCATTGAGATAAATTTATCTGCATGATACTCTGGGTAATCATCCAGTAAGTCTGGTCTTGGATTGCCATACTCTACAATGTAATCTCGCTCTTTTGCGAACGATTCTATGTACATTACCAAACCATGGTAAAGCTCAAACGACCTCAGGTCAAATAACCTAATTTTACCGTCCCAGAGTCTGTTTCGAAATGCTGGAGTGAATTGGTAACCTGGAACAAAGAACGTGAAAAATTCCGATAACTCTTGTGCTACTGAACGTTCACAAGCAATCTTTACATACGCTTCGTTTTTTTTGGATACAATTATTTTAGTTTCCACCGATGAATCTTTCCCATGAGATATAATCTTTGAGTTGATATGTTCTACTCTTTAATTCTTGTAAAATAGATTCACATACTGCAACCGCTTCATCGTGATACATTCTTTTTTCGAGAAAACGAATCAGTTCTTTATCTGATTCTATGTACTTTTCGATTCCGTGTTTCGTTTTTACATTTAACAGAAATGGCTCCCAACCATATTCTGCTAGTTCTTCTTGTGATAGTGAACCATTGTAATATTCCTCTTTGACCTTCCTCATGCGTGAGTAATCAAAGTTTATTCGTTTCATTGTAAGCCTGTGATTCACAAGTATTCTGAGATACTTATTATGAAGTGTAGGAATCTTCAATAATTCTTTACCTGGTTCTGTCGAATCAATAAC